GATGGATTGCAAGTGGCCTTTGATCATTCAGCATTTGAGGCAGCCACTCGCTATAATGCCATTATGTCATTATATCCAGATGCCACCAGCGGACAAGGTTCTTACAATCGTGTTTCCAACTGTTATCTACGCGCGTTCGGAGCATCTCCATATTCTGCCATGACGGCGGGAGTCAGCAGCTTCGGTTTTTATTATACACCCGGTGAAGCCAGCGCAGATCCCACTCCACGCTTAGATTTTTACAATAATATCATCTCTTGGGAAGTGACCGGAATAAGCTCATGGACCAATGTTCCATATGCAGTTTCCGCTGAGTTTCGGAATCAGGATGCCTATATCTATAATAATACCATCATTGGAGTATGGGGTGTGGGCATTTATGGAGATAATAATGGTGATCGTTTGCATTATGTGCGCAACAATCTGATCAGTGGTGCCGCTGTGGCCACGACCGAAAATGCGTCGCGCTGTGATTACAACGCCACCAACTTGTCCAGTTTGGGTTATACGGCCAGTGCTCATGATCGTGTCTCACAGACTTTTAGTTTTGTGTCATCAACAGATCACGCATTGACGGGTGCCGACACAGGAGCAAAAGGCTATGGAGCATCCGATCCCGGTTCGGGTTTGTTCAGTGATGACATCAACGGCACCACGCGCACGGGTTCGTGGGACATCGGTGCATTTGAATACACCGACTCATCCAAATTTTTCATGTTCATGAGGTGATGTGTGCGTTTATTGAGCCTTCTATTATTGGGCTTTCTCCCCATCGTGTCGAACGCCCATGACATCGTGGTGAACTGGGCCCCGCCGACGACGTGGAGCGACGGTACGGTGATGACCATTTCCCAGATCGATTTTTACCGACTGGAAGTCGGCAAGTGCTACATCGCCACTGACGGCACCACCAAGTTCGGTTCGGGTGTGGCCACGGCATATCCTGGTCGCACGCTGACGACGTGGACGATCAGCGGCATTGCCGCCGGCACGTACTGCGTCAGGATGCGGACCAAGGCGCAGGGGACACTTAGTGCCTTCACGCCATTGGCACAAGTGACGTTCACCGGCACTCGGGCGATCCCGTCCAGTCCATCCGGCTTCGGTGCCCACGGAACGTTCGTACCATGAAGACATTGTGTAACAAATAGAATGAGGTAATTATGGCAGATTTAGAATTGGAGGTGGTCGAGACATGCAACGCGATGTCCAAGACACCGACCGCGACACTCACTCTCACGGAGGCAGTCACGGATTTCATCGAGAGACGTCCTTGTCATTGGGAAGTCACTGAGAATGAAGATGGCTCGATCTCCGCCAGAAGTAACATTGGAGATCAATACACCGGAACCCGCGAGGGCTTCACGGAAATGTTGAGAGAATAATATGACATCACTAAAACTCAATCTGGGATCGAAGACGGAAATCGTCGACAAGCTCGAACCACCGAAGCCACCCCCGCACATCCTTCCTCCCAAGCAGCGTCAGGTGTGCTACTGGGACATCCGTCCTATGAATGATGGCGGAATCGTGGCCAGGAGCAACTTCGGAGACATGTTCCAGGGAACCATTGAAGACTTCAATAAGTATCTGAGGAGCTGACATGCCGATCATCAACGCTGCCCAATCCTCAGTCAAAACCATCTCAGATCCCAATGCTGAATATGACTCTCTCAGAAAGGTTTGGGACAGGACCAGAGCGGTGTGTCAAGGGGAGCGTTATGTCAAAGACTATGATAGTCTCATAGACGTTATCACTTTCAACAATCTGCTCATCCCGTTCTCCCCTTCCATGAGTCAGGCTCAGTACAATTTTTACAAAGCCGAGGCCGAGCTTCCGGGAATCACCGCGCAGTTCGCCAGAATGCTCGTGGGCGGACTTCTTCGGAAATGTCCCACGTTGACTTTGCCGGAAGGCATGAAAGACTCCGAGGTCATTCACGATTGGATCATGAATGAGTTCGGTCAGGACGATTCCACGCTCACGGCATGGCTCGACGTGGCTCTTTGGGAAGAGATTCAGACCTCTCGTGGATGGGTCATCGTGGATTATCCCACGGTACCAGGGGGTCTCACCAAAGAAGAGAACTATGATTACAAGCCCTATCCATGTCTCTACAAAGCTGAATCGGTGATCAATTGGAGAACGAGAAAGAATGCGCACGGTAAGCTCGTCCTGGATCGTCTCTTGATCAGAGGCATGTCTGAAGACTATGACAAAGACACGAATGAATTCCATCCAAAATACATGGACACCATCTGGGTCTATGAATTGGACGAAGAAGATCTCTATCAGATAAGAATCTTCAAAAGAAACACCGAAACCACGAACGTGCCCGTGATCGCGGGTAACATCCAGGTTGACACCAATAAAGTTCAGTTCGAGCTTGTGGAGACCATCACCGACATCCAGATGCACGGTGAACGTTTGGATTTCATCCCCGCATGGCCGTTGAACGGCAGCATTCCTGTGATGCAACCTATTCTCTCACCCATCATCGACAAAGAAGTTTCTCTGTATAACAAAATAAGTCGTCGCAACCACCTATTATACGGTGCGGCCACTTACACTCCCGTACTCGCGTCCGACATGGGTGACGACGCGTTCAATGAGATCGTCGGTGGTGGTCTGGGTACGTGGGTCAAGATACGTCAGGGTGACACTCTCACGGCTCTCGAGACTCCCACGGCGGCTCTCCAGGATATGGACAGGTGCATAGCCGCGTCCATCGAGGAAATGGCCAAGTTGGGCATCAGGATGCTCACTCCCGAGACGGATCAATCCGGCGTTGCCCTTGAGATTCGCAACGCGGCTCAGACCGCTCAGATGGGTTCTCTGAACAACAAAATCAGCAACACGATGAAACAGGTCATTTGTTTCATGATCAATTGGCGCTTCGACATGGAATTGGAAAGTGGAGATTTGGACTTCTCGTTGTCCGCGGACTTCAGCCCGGTTCCTTTGGGTTCCGATTGGTTACGTCTGGCCACCGAATGGTTCCAACAAGGTCTAATCCCGAGATCGATATGGCTCGGCATTTTGAAACACAATGATATGATTCCTCCGGATTATGATGATGAGGAAGGCCAGGCCGAGATCGCCGGTGACCTAGAGAAACAAGTGCTCAATCAGGCGAACATGGAATACGCGGCGGCGACCATCAACAATGGCGGGAAACCGCCTCCGACGGAACAAGAAGCTTCAGGACTGGAAGGAGTTTAAATGGCTAAAAAGGGCGCTCCCTTCGGCAACAAGAATGCCGTGGGAAATCACAGTGGTATGAGCAAGGCTGAAGTTTCAAAAGCCAATGCCGCCAGTTTTTATAAACAAATGATCGCCACGGGTAAAGCAAGTCCTCTCAAATTGTATCACATAGACAAGAAAGGTAAATGGAGTTGACATGGCAAAGAAAGGTGCTCCTTTTAATAACAAGAATGCCGCGGGCAATCGCGGCAGATTGGCGGGAACCGTGGGTGGTCTATTCGGACCCGTGGGCACGACCGCCAGTGGTATCTATTCAGGATTGACAAAAACGGCGGTGGGCCAGAAGAGCCACAATAGATCCGCCACGTTGACCGGTGCCGCATTCGGTGCCATCACGGGCGCATTGGCCAATCGAGGTCTGGGCGCACGGAATATCGCGATAGGCACGGTCGCGAGTGCAGGCATTGGCGCAGGATTGAACTACGCCGGAGCCAAGCTTGGAAGTTACATTGGCAAGAAAGGTAAAAGGAAATAATTGATCATGACCGTCAATGCAAACACGCAGATATATGACAAGACCATAGATAGAGCGGCGATGATCCGACTCTACGAAAGGCGAGTCAATGGTAAAGTAAGTTTGATCATTGACGGACATGCCGTTCGTGTGGACAAGCTGATTCGAGACGCTCACAAATCGGATAAAGGATTCGTGAAACTCAGAGAAGCCATTGATCAAGATATTCAAAGAACTTATGGTAATGTCAATACAACGACCAAGAGTGCTTTGAATGGATTTGCCAAAGGACAAGCTTCATACACAACTGGAACAATAGATGGTGTCTTCAGTAGAATATGGCACACTGAAAGACCTCCTCAGAAAATTGCCGAAGAGAAAATACTAAGACTTCCTCTGTATAAGAACAAAACATTGGAGGAAGGTTGGAGAGGAATTGGCATCGGTGAAAAGAAGCGCATTGACGCTATCATCAGAAAGGGAATCGCCGACGGCTCTTCCGTGGACGAGATCGCGAAAAATGTCAGAACGTCCGGTGCCATAAACATCTCCCGATATCAATCGAAAGCCTTGGTTGTGACCGCAATCACGAGCGTACAAGCTCAGGTGGACCATGAAATTTACAAAGCGAATGAGAAAGCTATTGAAGGTTGGCAATACGTGGCTGTGCTGGATTCTCGAACCACACCGCTCTGTGCCCATCGTGATGGTACTATCTACCCTGTTGGCGATTTTGACCACTTACCTCCTGCTCATTTCAATTGCCGTAGCACGACAGTCCCTGTATTTAAATCATGGGACGATATATCCAGGCTAGAAAGCGTGGCTCAAGTGAGACGCAGGAATATAGAGAATCTCACGAAAGAACAAATTGCGTTCTATGACGGTCAGACGCCGATGAGAGAGTCATATCATGAATGGCTCATGAGACAATCCGCTCCCGTGCAGCTACGACACCTCGGTGATTATAAGAAGGTTGAGCTGTTCAGGACGGGACAATTGGAGCTGAAACAATTCACGAATCCTGAAGGTAATTCAATAGGTCTTCGTGAATTGAAAGCCATGACGGATCCGAGCATACCCGGCGAGACAAAGAAGTTCGCCATCGCGAAAGAAAAACTCGACGCGATGCAGCTCTGGGCCACTACGCCGGATGACTTCATCAATGATGCCAAATTGACGACCACACTTCAGGACTACTATCTTCTCCAAACGAAAGAGATCGATGGTACGCTGTCACTCATAAACTTCCGCGGTAACCTCATAGGCACGAAGAAGGCGACGAGAAATCGCGTGCTCATGTCTCCTCCCAGAGAGGAACAAATGAAGTACAATCCAATAACCGGCAGATATGAAGACGTGCGCATCTTTCAACCCAACCCCTCGGTATTGGGGAATTCCATGCGTCTCGTGGAAGAGAGTGACAAGCTCCTTCCCAGAGATAAAGAGTTCATTCTGAACTTCGTGGAAAGTTTCTCAGATCGTCTCGGAATGAATGAAAGATCCGTGATCGCGGAAAATCTCAGAATCATCTTCGGCAGATACCGTGAGAATGGAGAAATCTGGGCCAACTTCAAGGCAGTCGTTCAGGGTCAAATAAAATTTGACGTGATGAACGTTTCAGACTCAATAGAAACACAAATAAGAAAAGATTCTGACATATTGAAGAAATTGCTCCAGGATGATTTCATCGACGCGGTTCTCGGACCCGTGCAATTGCAAGAAATCCATGATGACTTCTTCAAGAACATAGAAGAAAGAAATAAATGGGAAGATACGGTGGCTCCCAAAATCGCTCGGAAGCTCAGGGATTATTTTGATTATAAAATCCCCATGGTGATGAGACAGCGTTTGAGTGACAAAGACCTTCAGATATTCTATCTCAAATTTGCACATCGATTGAGTCTCGCGGACATGCCCGACAGAGACAATTTTGCGGTCGCTCTGGGACGAGATCTTTACAATCTCGCCAACATGAATGGCAGAAGAAATCAATGGTATGATTTGGGAATGCGTCTGTTGGATTCCAAGAATGCCAAGAAAATGTTCGAGATCGAAACTTACGGCGTGCAAAAACGCAGAATGAAGAGTCGTCTCGGTGGTAGGTATTTCGGTCCCTATTATGACACGACATCTTACAACATCAGAATCGTAGATCCAAGAATTCAACGCTTTTCCAGATTGAATCGTCTGATTGAATTGGGATTGCGTGTGGCCGTGGTGGATCCAAACAATCGTCTAATGTTCAGAGAAGGCTACAAAACTTATTGGTTCAAGAAGCCGACTGGTTGGTATGACACTCGAATCGGCATCACGTCGACGCACAGTTTCAGTGATTTCCCGGAAGAGCTTCTGGACAAAGATCTCATCAATGCATTGAATTGGGCCGCACAAGCCAGGTACAAGATCGATCCAGATTATCATAAGTTCATAAATCATTTATTGTACTTCGTGGACGACAGAGGCAAATCTGAATACTACGAAGAGTTGAATGAATATAGGAAATATCTCGCACAACGCGGCGATGCATATGAAAGAATGAAAGCCATGGAATGGTTGGTTAAGAATGATTCTTCATTTTCCAATCATCCATTCATCGATCACCGTGCCAGAATTTATGAACGTGGTCTCATAGGTCCGCAAGCCGGTGAAACATTCAGACCATTCCTCAACACGGAAGCTCAAAAACCTTTGGGCGTGGATAGATTCAGGAATCTTCAAGATCAAGTCGGAAGCTTCTTGGGTGGATTGGATGACAGATTTGAAGGTAACTATAACTCACTCACGTTTCCAGGCAGACAAAAAATCGCCGAGAAATGGCGTGTAAGATTGGTGGAACTCGGCAATCATATGCTCAGGAATAAACCAAATGACATCAGGAAGATTCTT